ACGTAACGAGTGGGAGACACGCATCGCTAACGGTGCTACAGTTAATGGATACAATATGTCTCAGATGCCTCGCTCTGAGTACACTCCAATGGCAGTGGGTTGATGGAATATACTATCACACTAACTAGGGTCCAGATGGAAATCCTCGCTGATGCAGTTGAGGATTATGCAGTGTTAGCTGATGAGGACACTGCTGATGAGTGTGGAGAGATGTTAGACATTATAGAAGCTTCTATGTTATAATGTCATTGACTTATTATTGTTATGCGTCAACCAGTCCTTCTTTCCTCCAATGAAATTAAAGTCCTCACAGATGCCCTCCAGTTCCTCTCAAAGTCCCAACAAAAAACCATCGAGCGTAGTCATCACACCAAGTGTGGAGACCTCTACCTCTACCTCGGACACGAACTCGGACGAATCAGTAACACCGAAGGATAAATATCGTGAGCACCTGATGGGTTCACTGGATGACATACTGTTGGAGTACATTACAAACGATACAGAGTTTACTCCATACGACTTCGTGTCGGATCTCAGGACAAGATTGTACAGTTTACAGGATTACTTTCAGGATCACTTAAATCGCACCAATGCTATCTTAGCTTATCTTGATGGCGAGCAATCAATACACTTATTTGACAAGAGGAGATCATAAATGACTGATGAATGTAAGGAAGATAAACGTAGACGTGCATTGGGTTTGTTTATTGAATCAGTATACAAACCAGATTCTGCACTCCGTCAATGTGCACACAACCAAGTGTGTTATAACGAGTTACTAGAATATAGAGATGAGGTGCTAGCTTATCTCTATAGTAAATACGATACGGATTTCTAACCGTATCCACCAGCACCATACTGATCAATGATATGATCAGCAGGACGGATATAATGACCCATACTTGGGTCTTCTGTTCTATCATCAATGCGAGGAATTCTATTCCCCCACGTTGTTGCAATGTATTTTGTACCACCGATTGGGGGATTTCCTCTATGCATATGTGTGTAACCAGCTGGAAATACTACAGTCTTTCCCTTCTCTGGTTTCACACGTACACCTTGATAAAGAAACTCTGTCTCTCCACCATTATGTACATCATTAAGGTATGAAGTAATGACAAACTCACGTTCCATTACTACAAATCCATTGTTATCATAGTGCCAACGATGAAATCCACCACCAGCATATGTCTTCTGAATCTTAACTGCACTCATCCAGAAATCATTCAATCCAAGCTGTGTAAACTCATTTAGATATTGATTCTTCATTAGTTTACCCCATCCTTTCAGTATACTATTACGTAACCGTGGATTGCAATCTTCAGTCATCCAATACTGGATATCTTTACGGATGAAGGTATCATTATCTCGATGGATATCACCAAGCTCCTGACCTGCTTCAATGCGATCAGTGTAGTCACAAATCATATCACACACTTGTGGTGGTATATGATTAGGATACTCTCTAATTAATGTATCGTGCTCAGTACGATGTTCTATTACTTCTCTAGCGTAATCCGCCATCAAAAATAAACTCCTTTGCTTCCGCAAAACTATCGAAGATAATGATTGTACCATCATCTAGCTTCACTGTAAAGCCTTCTTCCATTTCTGTTATCAAATGAGCAAACATCTGATCTTCAAGATCATCCAGGTCAACCTCTTGGCAATTTCGACAACTCATAGTAGAATACGTTCAATTACATCTATTTAACTAGGCAATGATTGATGTCACGCAAAACGAAGACGGAAGCTTCAACATCGACTGGGATGAAACAGACCCGAAAGAAAGCATCCTCAACACCTACACCAAAGAAGACTTTAAAGCCCTCATCAAAAACTACCTCGAACAAAACCAAACCAGCACCCAAGGTAAAAACACAGCAGTCCTTAAACCAAAACCTATCAACCCTAACATCACCACAGCAACAGAAAAAGACAAAGAAGAGTTCTGGTACAACTCGGAAAGCGAAGGTAAAGAAACTAGAGTTTAAACCTACTAGATCACGGGAACTTAAACTATTCCCTCATCCTACCTTCCCTTATAGAGTTGAACTTAAGTCTGAAAAACGTATAGCTTGGTTTCAATGTGAAGAACACGCTATTAAGTTCCTAACCTTACATCACCCTAAACCTTTCACCCATTACAAATACTATGTCTTCCCAACAACTGAAAGCTGAACTACAAATTATCCTAGATGCATACATCTGTGATCCTCTATCAACATCAACTGAAATGTATGATGATATCAATGAGTGCATCACTAGATCTATTAACGCAATGGATAATAACATCAAAAAGGCGAAGGTCGTACAGTCTCTCATCTTAGGTCAACGCCCTACTGATCTAGACAACACTGTGACACAAGAACAAGTGACACAATCTAAGAATATCCCTACTAGATACTAGTTGACACTCACCCCCATCTCCTGTATAATGACACCATCAACCTATAAGGCAATGACTCACGAAGAAATGCTCGCTGTTGCACACTACCGTGAAACGTTAAACAATAGACTAACTGTTGATGATGCACTAGAAGAACTAGCATACATCGTACAAGGTGGACAAGATGCTGAAGAGTTTCAAGAGTCTATTAAAATCATTGCTCAAGTGTTAGATCAATACAAATGATACTAACAGCTTATACACTACTCTTCGCTTACTGTAGATGGGGTAAACTATCCACTAATGACATACGTATCATTAAAACTACTACATTCAAACAACTATTCGTCTCACCTTACATACAAACCAAATACTCTAACATTAACCAATCATTAGAACAATATACTGTAGTGCTCCGCACAGCAGCTCCCTAGTCACCACCTAGTGTCTCCACAGTTACTATACAGTGCCTGTGGAAAAGGTTGTGGAAAAACCTGTGGAAAACTAAATGGTTAAATAAACATACCTAGTGTGTTCTATTCTTCGTATACTATGAGTTATCTACGGTTAGCTGCGGGACTGTTGGGGTCTTAGCACGCAATCTACCGAAAGTCAAGAAACTCAGAAAGTTCAAAATCCCAAAAAGTCAAAAAACTCAAAAAGATAAGAAATTAAGAAAGTTCAAAAAGTTAAAATCTTACTTTTTAAACTTTAACCACACTACACGTATACTATACCTATAGTATGGTATAATACTACTATAACTAAGACTACTATGACTACTAAGTACGAAGAACTACCTAGTTCAGCTATTGAATATATGGAACTAGACTATGATAGTTCTGTTGTTAAACTAGTATACAAAAGCAATACTAGTAAGCAATATGGATATAAATGTGAAGACTTAGATGAATTTCAGTCAGCTTTTATGCAACTCTGTGGTAAACTAGAAGCTGAACAAGATAGAGATGAAGAAGATAACATTTTAGAAACAGAAGAAGATACAATTCAAAGAGAAGATGTATCAATTGGTAAGTTTATTAATCAAAGAGTTAGTATGACTAATCTAAAACTAGATTACATTCTAGAGCTCACTGATGATATGACTGAGAAGGGTTGGGACGGTTTCACAGGTAGCACAATGCCACCTGATGCTGTTGTGGTCGGTGACTAGACCGTCACAGTGCTCCACATTACATCAGAAACCTGTGGAAAACTATTTGATGTGACAGTTTCTAAGCTGTCCACTAGGGGTTGCAAGACCCCTTTTTTTATGCCATAGTGTATACATCAAATGAATTCGTATCATTTTGAACTACACTCTCAAGCAACTTCAAGACCGAGTATCATCGATGATCAAAGAACAGGGAGAGGATGCAGAATGTGCAGCGTGGATTTATACCAAGGAAGATATACACGTAAAGGATGAAGATGGTGAGGTTGATTATGATCAACAGGTAGAAAATCCTGCACTGATTGCACGTATCTTTGATGATGTAGGCAACGTTGATTACATCTATCAAGTGATTCAAGAGGCAGTGGATGAAGCAACAGAGGAGCAATTTATGTCATATCAGCAGGAATTAGTGGAGACTAAGTAACACAAACTGATTCAGCCGCCCGTGGACAGTTGACCTAGTGTCCACTATCGCTTGCAAAGCACCCTGATCGGTGCCATACTAATCTCAAGTCAAACAACTCCGACACCAAATGCGTAAGATCGAATCCCAAATGCTCGCCGCCATCCAAGCAAACAAGTGCTGGAAGTCTGCTAACACCGAGGTTTTCACTAACGACAACAATGCTTCACTAGTTTATCTTCACGGCAATCACATTGCAACCGTGACTGATAACAATGTTCGCATCTTTGATGGCGGTTGGCAGTCTAACACCACCAAGTCTCGCTTGAATGTTATCATCAATGAGTTCTGTGATGCACTCACTGATGGTGTCTTTCAGAAAGACTTTCAGTGGTTCATTCGTGACAACAACGAAGTGAAACCTTTCGAGTCTGGTTATCTCTTCGCTTGATCACATTATGATGGGGACTAAATATCCCCATCACACATTCACTCTAATGACTATCACTAGAGACAGTCTGATTAAGGAGCTTGTTGTACATCGAATGAAAGAAGTACCAGGCGAACCTTACATCGACACCCTCCACACTATGTACAAAGATCTAGACTCAAAAGATCTATCTTACATTGTCTCACGTTACAACGCCGAATTCAGCGCCGCTGTGACAGTTGAAGAAGTGTCAACCCTTTTCCCCTAAACGCCCCAAAATCTGCCATACTGTCTGTATGACAAACGAAACCTACGAAATCAACTGCCCTGCACTAGGGGAGACCGAGTTCACCACGGACATCGACCGTGCTATGGACATCTGCTACGCTATGCACGATGAATCTGGTAAGTATGCATACATCCGTGATTCCTTCGGTGAAATCGTCGGAGAGTATGGCGACGTAATGGAAGCAGTTGCCCTAGGCATTCTGTGACCTATTCCGACCCCTGTTCAATTGCCCTTCATTACGACAAAATTATGTGGAACGAAATTCAGGATTGTGCTGGTGAGATCTTTGACACTGCCAGCAGGGATGCATCATTGGAGGCATTGATTGAGGATGCTTTGTTTGATCGTGACGATATCTCCGATGAGATGGACGATGTGCGAAGTGTCTTTAAAGCTATAGACGACTGCCTATGATCGTCTAGTATACACACAAGCAAACAAACCAAACCCAAATGCTTAAAATTCTTTCATACGCTGCCGCTTTCGCTGCAGGTGCTGTCGTTACTAATGAAAGCATCAGGGAGGGGATCCAGATCACAGCATCGGATTCTCTCCATTCTGCCGCTGCTATGGTACGACCCAAGGAAGAGGGAGACGGTCCAGCGATGGGCGGTCCATATGGGACACGTAGCGAACTGCCACAAAGCTACTAGATTCCTACCCCTGACCCTGTAGACTTTACTCAACAACCAAACGAGGAAACCAAATGAACGGATGGGCAAACCACGCCACTTGGAACGTCGCTCTGTGGATCGGCAACGATGAGACGATCTACCGTCACGCCAAAGCAAACCAGAATCTAGGGTATCGCAAGTGGGCAAAGCGTTGGATTGATGAGTATGGCGAGTATATCACAGGGGATGGCATCAGCTGGTTGTCTGACGATGTGGACACGGATGAGATGGACGAGATGCTAGCCGAACTCTGAACTGTCACACAGGGGGATGACTCTCCCCCCTGATCGACTATTGTAAGCACAAGCAACCAAACAAAGCAACCGATGACCTACAGCACAACCAACGGCGTCACCCTCACCGAAGCTCAGAAGCAGTACCTAGAGGCATTCGATGCCCTGTACAAAGCAGCGGACGAACTGAAGGCAGGCGACCCGATGTCATATGCTCGCAGTCGTGAGATCCATATGGCGTGCCTACTAGGTCACACGGTAGCAGACAGCTACAGCGGCGCTGATGCCTACGAGGCAGACGGCACCCCTGTGGAGTACAAGTCTACCATAGGCAAGACGATCAGTGCCACGTATAACGGCATCAGCGTCCAACCTAGTTGGGAGGATCAAGAGGCATATCTGATCGACCATAAGATTGGATGCTATGCTCGCCACTATTATGCCAGGTATGAGGGGTGTCGTGTTGCTGAGATCTGGGTGATGGATTCAGACACCGTGCTGTCTCTGCTCCTGCCTAAGGTTGCCAAGCAGTACGAAGGCAAGCGCAACGGCAACGCCAAAGATCCCCGCATCGGTGCCACGCTCACATCATCAGAGATCCGTTACCACGGACGCCGCATCGTCTGAAGATATGGTAGACTATTCACAACAGCAAAGCAACCAAATGAAAAACTACGGCAACGGCATCTTGGCATCATCCGATCGACTCGCTTCCATCGCTCAACGCTGCCTTGATCAAGAGAAGGAAGAATCACGCCGCCGTGCTCTGATCCGTGCTGCCTTCCGAGACGGTCAACCCGTAGAGGAGTGCCAATTCACTAGGTGGAACATCAGCGACAGGGACTGACCCCTGACCCTGTAGAATTCTAGAAAGCAAAGCAACCAAATGCGAATCATCCTCCTCTTCTCTGTCCTGGCATTCGGAACCGTCATCGGCACCAACGTCATCACCTCTGTCTCTGAAATGCAGGATGCGAGAATGGAGCAGTTCTGCCAGGTAGACGCTAAGTATTGCAAATAGGTACAGCACTAAGTAACAACAACTGTCCCCCCGCTAACTGTTAATTAAAGGGGGGGTTTGTATAGAGAATTCGTGTAGGGCAATCTATAACGAACCGAATTCGACAGCTAAATATTGAAGGAATAAAAAATATTTTTCCCAAGTAAAAAACGCCCTTAGAGGTTTTTTGGAATGGCACGTAAACAGTATTGGACGATAGCAGCACCACACGTTGGTAATTTTGTGAAGGGTATGATATATTGGAAGGAGGATTCTAGTTGGAGTCCCGACCCTGAGCTAGCACATCATTTCAGGTCAATTGAAACCGCAGAGAGAAATCTGCTATCCATCAAAAAAACGAAACCAAATGCAAGAGTCGTCAAAGTCAATCCAAACGCCACCTGAGATCACAGATGATCCTAGGATGATGAGAAATTATATCAAGGAACTTGAAGCAAGAGTCAAGCAACTTGAAGAAGAGATCAAGCAAGTACCTGGAGCTATGTCAGGGTCAAAGTTTTTCTTTAAGCGTCCAGGGCGTACTGAGCACGAACCGTTAGGGAAGTACTTAGAGGATTTAGAGAAGCGTGTACAAGCAATTGAACTGAGGCAAGAAATAGGGTTATGACGTACGGTACAGGTAGACCTGGATTTACATATGGATCGAGTCCATATGGTGCTGAGGGTGGTTTAACAATCACGTCACCATATGGATCACCAATTGGCGGAGGGTTTGGATTTCTCGGTAGAGGATTCTTTTCGTCCGAAGAAACTATTCCACGTCTTGGTATTAATACGGACGAACAGTATTTCGAGTATTATTTTAATCTGACAACATTAGGAGCACAGACGACTGAGGATAATTGTCAGCAGTATTCTCCCGTAAAAATAAATGTAACAGGGGACGAGCAATACTATACGCTATGGATATGCGATAGCTTTACGGAGCGCGTTGCTGTTCGCAATCCCGCTGGAGAATTTAAACCAGGGGAGACAGTGACAGGAGCAAATGGTGCGACTGCTACTGTAAAGGATTGGCATAGGTATAATGAATCGAATGCTTTGCATATTATTGAGTTTGAGGAAGGTACAGCGAGTGGTGGATTTCCTGGGCATAACGTAACAGGGTCTTCCAGCGGGGCGACCGCCGAGTGCATCTCAGGATACAATGATGTTGAAGCTCAATCATCAATTGGATTATCATTTCTGGGAGTACCAACGTTTGTTGCATCGCAAGTACCTCTGATTGGTACCATAAGCGGGTTCTATACCTATCCAAAGAAGGTTGGGTACACAAAGTACCTACCACCGAAATGCGACGTGCTCCTGGACGTTTGTGAGGACGTTACAGAATACATCGATCAATTAGATGGATGGACAAAAAGTTATGGTAAAGATAGTCCTATTGACTGTGAGCTAAAACCTTTTATGAAAGCTGTGTCTGATCAACATACAGATACTTGGGGCACAAAAGAGAATATGTGTAGTAGGCAGAGTACAAGAGCAAACTCTGTTAACAGTGGTGTGTTTAAAGCTGTAGCGCTATTAGGTACTGATGCAACACTAGAGAATGCTGTCTTTACACCAATTACGTTTAGAGGTTTAGCAGAAGCAAACTTAGATTCAGGTTATGCTGCAGTAGCTACTGGTGGCGAACCAAAGATGCTCGATCAGAGTGGAACTGCTATTCGTTTATTAGATAATGACGGAGATGATGCTAATGCTAGTTTCTTCATCAGAACTGTATACGGTGGATCAGCTAAGTTTGCATTTGACCCGAATCGAGAAGCGAGAGGAAGTGGCGGATTAAATCTAGCAATTGCAACTGAAGGACGTGTTGAGATTGAACTAGAGCTGCAGTGGGATGATAATCCAGACACTGCTCAAACTGCATTAGGTACTATCGAGATTGCTGGCGAGACCTGGACTCAGAAGGGAGAAAGTGGCACTCAAACAAAGACAATTATAATTGGAGAGGAGATAGGTGGTGAGGGTCTTCCACTTAAAAATAAAAGAAATAGATGTGTTGAGAAGGGATTGAAAGATGGGTTTGAGGGTTACTTTGAAGCTATCAAAGATTTCGTCATTTGTGATGTACCTTTAGATAAAGATAAATTTAAAATTGATACTAGAGGACTGAGTAAGAGCGCAGAGATCGATAACAATTATAAAGAGATTGTTGAATGCGTTGAGGACGAGGAAGATATCGGTAATAAGAAGCTGGAACCGAATTATAATGACAGTGGCGATATGTTTAAAGAGTCCAAGACATTCTTTTGCGAAATAGGTGATGCATTTGATTATGCAATCGCTGCACAAGATTATATGGATCTTGCGTTTAATGATATGAAAACAGTTGTTCCCACTGTATCTTATGTGGAAATAGCTCAAGAGATGTATACTCACGGATTCAGAAGTGTTCCGCCACCATCCGAGCGACTTAAGTGGTCTATCTTTAGATACGATCCCCATAGAACAGGAGAAAGAGTTTTACCTATTACAATAACAGGTATCTGGGTTTGTACTACACCATCATATACGCAGACTACCACAAATCCTGCGGTGCCACCTGATCCTAATGTACCAGGAGATACAGGAACACCAGAATCAGAAACAACTACTACAGTTGGAAACCCTTCTTTTGGAGGGGCATTCTCTAAGACGTTCAATACTGACTTGACCATTGAGTCTGATTGGAGCACACATAGAGACAATTTAATAGCAGCTGTTGATGCACAGGGGAATCCTGATAACAATACTCTAATGGCACAGCTGTCAGAGTTTATGAATACAGAGGAAACTGAGTTAAGAGTAGTAGATTTTGATACAGCGGATCTTCCTGAGTATGGTTATATCGAAATGAACAATTATGATATTGAAGGTAAAGGTGTAGAAGAAGTTAGACCAATCAATATTGGACTTGGGTATATGAATACACCTAACGTTTCATTCAATGCTCCTGATTTGGAAGATGGAAGAGCACCAACTGTGGAAGCTATTGTTACTCAAGGTCGTGTTACATCAATTAATATAATCAATCCTGGAAAGGGTTATGTTCAAGAACCAGTTGTAACTATCGATCTGCCTAATCCAGAGATTACTGGTACTGGAGATATCACTGCTAATAGTCGTTTTATCCAAAATGTTGGATTTGCTGAAATGGACTTCTACGAAAAACTATTTGTTGGTGTTCGTATCAGTCTAGATGGAGGTGCAATGTCATACAATGAGGTTTTAAGATTGATTCCTGGAGTTGCAATGAATATTACTGCTGACGGAACAGCTGTTGTTACAGTTACCGAAATACTTTTTAATGCAGAAATTGAGGATGTTGCACCTGGACTGCGCGTTGAAGGAGTTAAAGGATCTGGTGGCGGCGTTATTAGTATTGCAGCGATTGATATTAACAATAATCAAATAACAATGACCGATGCAGTGGACGCTGGAACGTATTCTATCAATACTGAGCGCACGATTTTGATGACATACGAGTCTGATACAACTCAAGCGGGTGCATCTTTGACATTTTCCGCTCCTAGTGTAGTACCAGCTACTGCAATTGCGCGTCTTTTTGTTGGTGAGGACCGTGGCACGGCATTTAATTACGCTAATAGTAGAGAAATTGCGCATTATGACGGTAAACAGTCTATGAACGATGGTTCAACAAAGCTTCTAAATATACAAAGAGGCAGAAAAGAGACTACGATTGCTCAACATCTGCGTGGAGACCACACATTATTACATACTAGGATTTAAATGGCTGCATTAGGTCTAGTTACTGGCACTTGCACGGGGCACATCTGTTGGCCACCGATGACATATGGTCCATCTTTAGTCACAACAGTGCTTGTCACTAAGGTTCAACCGCTGCACGACAAGGCACCCCGTCTTCCCCACTGCAAACCTTGCGGAGAAAATCCTGCTTGCCACCCTGGACAAGTGGAAGCTGTTTGCAAAACAGTAATGGCTGGTACAGATGTTCCCGCAATTCCAGTACCTACGGCAAAAACTCTGGATGCAGAGACGGATGCTATCCTAGTAGCACTTGCTCCAAAGATGTGTGCCACTAGATTACCTCTTGCAAGGATCTCTGATCCAATCAACTGCGGTTCAGCTGTTGCCATAGGATCACCAACTGTGCTATTATGCACTGGTGGAGGCGCAGCAACCTCTATGGCTACTGCCGCTGCAGGAGCTGGTCTAGGTGCTGTTGCTGCCATCGGCGCTGCCGCTGGTATCTTTACTATCGCTGGTATGCTTGCAGGTCTTGCAGGCGGTTCAGACGGCAGTGGAGGTGGTAGCGGTGGAGGTGACGCTTCATTCGATATCGATGCAGCTGCTCCAGGTGTGAATGTAGATCCAACAATCACCAAAACAATTGGTGGTAAAGGTGGATTGCAAAACAACCGCGCTTCAACTGACAACTCTGACATTATTTGCGATTAATTATGGCCCTTTATGGATCAATCGGCGGGTATATGCCTGCAAAACCAAAGAAAACACGTCAAGGCAAGTCTGCAAATACAAAACTTGCAGCTTCTTCCCGCAATGCTAAGCAAAAACAGTATCGCGGACAAGGTAAGTGAGACCTAATACCCGCGAATCGATGGAAATGTTATGGGCTGCTAAATGGAATTTACCCAAAGCAGCAAGGAACGCGGAACTAACTGATAAAGAGATGAAAATCATCTTCAATGAGTACTGCCAATTTCATCCACCTACGTGGGAATTAGATGCAATTAGTAATTAATTTACCTTCCCGTACAGTATGGGTCCGAAAAGAGTATCTTAGAGACCATATTGACGGACACGGTGAGTTTGTTGAGGGCGTTTGGGTATCGGCTAAGTCGATTCCTGGACGTGCTTTTTATTTTGAGACATATTTACCCGAATATGGTGCTCTTTACGACAAGCTTCCGATCAGTGCCTTTGTTAGTCGTCCCGAAACACCTACCCCAGACTTAGATTTGCCAAATTTGCAGTTTTGGAACTGTATGGATTATGGTTTGAGGGTAGTCGAGAAGCAATTCATTGGCAGTATGGACGTTTCTTTGTATACCCGCAATTATGGGGAGCAAAAAGGTTCATATTTGTTCACTTTGGACAACTATCACTCTGATTGTGATGTTACAAACACGAATGTGAGCGAAAATCCGCAAGAACATAAGTCTCACAACTGTATTGAGCTCGACAATGGTCAATTTGCTCTATATCCTAACAACCGAATGCGGTTGTATGACTTGTCAATCACTCCAGATACACCCAAGACACCTGATTTCAAGGTTTCGACCAAGTATTATCAAGTTGAGAACGGTGTGAGATGGGGTAGACTAGGAGATACAGATGATTACTTCTGGAAAACGCCCGAAGAGTCAGACAATAAATAAAGCGTCGGGATAAAACCCCGTAAAAAGTTTTCCTGCTTACCCAATAGGAACAAATTGATGCCAATTCCGAGAAAGACACCTGTAGACTATTCAGACCAGTTTGAGAAATCTGGTATGGTGCTCATCACCGATCAACGGGCTGATGCATTGATGCGAAAATCTAGCGAAAAGAAATCAGTTCCTACAGAAAGGTCAGAGAACTGATATACATACCTTAGATCCCTAAACTACAATGCCAAGAGAGGTTAAATTCAAGGATTTATCCATCTCGATGGGTATCAATCCCGTTACTAAGGATGTACTCAACACTACAGGTGAAACTGCAGTGAAAAGGGCATTGTACAATATTATTTCTACTCGTAAAGGCGAGAGGTTCTATAGACCCGATCTTGGCAGTGATATTGCCAATTATCTGTTTGAACCTCTCGACGCTGCTACAGCTTCTCTGATCAGTCAGGAAATTGAGTACGTCATTAGAAAGTATGAACCAAGAGTCGATCTTGTTCGGGTTGATGTTGACTTAAACTACGAGCGCAATGGTTTCGATGTAGTTCTTGCATTTGAAATCATAGGTGTCAACACTGACGTTCAGGTACGCGAAATAGACTTCTTCTTAGAGAGAACTCGATAATGTCTTACATTCAGGTTGCAAATTTAGATTTTGATCAGGTCAAAACTGCTCTAAAAGAGTACCTGCGATCTAATAGCGATTTTACTGATTACGATTTTGAAGGCTCGACCTTATCGACTCTGATCGATTTACTTGCCTATAATACGTACTACACGGCGTTTAACGCCAATATGGTAGTCAATGAGGCATTCTTGCCTTCCGCCACTCTGAGAGACAACGTAGTGTCTCTGGCAAAGCAAATTGGATATGTTCCCAAGTCATCGGTAGCACCAACAGCTATAGTTACCGTTACTGCTAATTACATAGCTGACGCTAGCGTTCCTGAGATTGTTACCCTTCCTAGAGGTTCACAATTTCTCACCAGAATTAATGGCGTTTCATATTCCTTTATTACAATAAGAGACTATATTGCGAGTGTTGATTCTCTTGATGTTGCAACCTTTAATGATATTGAAATTAAAGAAGGCAACTACGTAGTTGAAAACTTTACATTTAATGCTGCTATTCCTCAGAGATTTATCCTAAGGAATCCAAATATTGATACTAGCACTATTAAAGTAACTGTTAGGGAAACTTTAGATAATACAAATATTACTGAATATCAATTAGCTTCTAATATTATAGGGCATAATGGAGAATCTAATGTTTTCTTCTTACAAGAAGGAGAGGACGAAAGATATGAAATTATATTTGGAGATGGTGTATTAGGAACAAAACTTACTACTAATAACTTTATTGAAGTCTCTTATATCGTTACCAATGGAGAAGTTGCTAATGCCGCTCAGGTATTCACCTTTTCTGCTGTAATTGAAGATTCAGTAGGTAATATTAATTATGCACCGCAAATAAA